CGATGAAGTTATTGTAAATAACGATGAAGTTATTGTAAATACTATTAATAAAATATATAAAATAGATAATTTAAAAAATTTAAAAATAGACGAAATAAAAGTATTATGTGATAAACATAATATTAATGTTTTAAAAAAATCAGATAAAACATCAAATATGATAAAAAAATTAAAAGTAGAGTTAATAGCTGATTTATTAAATATAATTTAAAATATATCAATTTAAAAAATAGTATATTATATTATTAATAATGGAAATAAATATTGAAATATTTAATAAATTGCTTTTTTTAATAGAGGATGCTAAAAATAATAAAGATTATGAATTTGAAGCAAGATTTATGAATAAAAATAAAACTATTGATGAAGAAAAATATAATAAAATATTTCAAAAATTTACTTTTTCTAAATCTAATAATGGATTAGGTTATAAATATAAAATGAAAAATATATTAGATGTAATTATAGATAAAAGTTCAGACTATAGTGATTTTAATAGTTTAAGGTTGAGTATTAATAATAACGATGATATTAAGAAGTACTGGTTAAAAAATACAATTGAAGATTTAGATACTACATTTATTGAAAAAGAATACATTGATAAAATTGATGATCCAAATTATAATTTACGATTTTCTCTTAAAAATGAAATTCCAAAAAATAATATTTTAAAAAAAAATATAGATTTAATTTTATCAAATGAATATAATAAAGTATTTCGATTAAAAAATAGATATAGTATTACTACAGATGATGATTTATTTACTATTGATATGACAACAGTAAAAATGGGTAAAGGTAAAACTTTTAAAGAATCAAATACATTAAAAGAAAATATAAATTATGAAATTGAAATAGAATATACAGGAAAAGATGTTGACATAGATTTTAGTATTATATCAAATAAATTATTAGAACATTGTTATACTATATTAAAATTAATTCAAAATACTACTATTATTATATCAAATGTAATTGTTAATAATTTAAAAAAAAATTATAATACTCTTGTTAATAATAAATTTAATGATTATTTTATAGCTGCATCCCCTGTAACTATTCATAGAGAAAATCTATTTAAAAGTAGTGAAATAAAAAATATTTATAATAGATATGCAGTTACATTAAAAGCTGATGGAGACAGAAATTTTTTAATTGTTCATAAATCTAATAAAGAAGAAGAAAATGGTAAAATATATATATTTAATAATAATTTTCAATTTATGGATACTGGATATATAGATAAAGAGTGGGTTAATACTTTAATAGAAGCAGAATATGTTGAATATGGTAATGAAAAAGAATTATATATGTATGATATATTATTCAGTTCTGGGAATGATGTTAGAAGAAAAAATTTAATAGATATTGAAAAAAAAGGAGAAACACGTTTAAGTATATTAGATAAATTTTTGAAATCATCTTCTAGAGTTTTTGCAAATAATTTTAATGAAAATAATTCTATTAAACTACTAAATAAAAAATATATTCAATCAATTAGAGCAGATGGAAGTGATATTTTTCAAAAATCTAAAGAATTATGGGACACCCGAAAATTAAGTTCTTTTCATGTTGATGGTATTATATTTGTGCCAAAATATGAATATTATCCTTTAAGAGGTGGTTCATGGTATTCCTTATTTAAATGGAAACCTCCTCATTTAAATACTATTGATTTTTTAATAGAAATTTTAAAAGATGATAATAAAAATTATATAAAAAATCCATATATTCATGTTACTAACAGACCAGATGGTAAACAAGAAACAGTGTTAAAACAATATAATAGAATAAAATTATATGTGTCCGGACAAAGAAAAGTTTATAATAATGTAAATCATAAAACAAATTTAAAAAAAATTAAAGTTCCTTTTAATCCATTAGGAACAGATGAAAAAAATAGTGAATTATATAATTTAGTTAATATTTTTATAGAGGATGATGGTAAAATATATGCAAATGATCCATTGACAAATGAAAAAACAATAATATATGATGATATTATTGTTGAATTTGGATATGATAATTCTAATGAAGAAGGATTTAAATGGATACCTTATAGATTTAGAAAAGATAAAACAAATTTATATAAAAGTGGAAAAGACATGTTTGGGAATAATGAAAATATTGCGAATGATATTTTTAAATCAATAAATAATCCTGTTACAGAAGAAATGATAACTACTGGAAATATTCCAATTTCAAATGAAGTAGCTGAAATAAATAAAGATAAATATTATCAACGTTCAAATTCAGGGGAAAGGTTTCCTTATCAAAATTTTCATAATCATTATATTAAATATCAATTATTATATTTTACATCACCATCATTTATCAATGAATATACGACAGGAATGCATGGAAAAATATTAGATTTATGTTGTGGTAGAGGAGTTGATTTAAATAAAATTAAGAGAGCAAGATATGCAGAAGTAGTAGGGATGGATATTGATTATCAAAATATTAAAGATGCACAAGAATTTTATAAAACGATTGTTCCATCGCCTAAACCAAAAGCGTACTATGTAAGAGGTGATTCGGGTAAATTAATATGGCCGAATCAAGCAGCAGGAATAACAGATGCTGATAAATTATATATTAAAAAATTCATTCCAAGTAAATATATGTTTGATACAATAAGTTTGCAATTTTGTCTACATTATCTTTTTAAAGATGAAATTTCATTAAGATCAATTATTCAAAATATGAATGACAATCTTAAAATTGGCGGATTTGTTATAGGAACAACTTTTGATGGAGAACGTGTATATGAAAAATTAAAAAAAGTGGATTTTATAGGTGGAAAAACATATTCGGGTGAATATATGTGGAAAATAGATAAAAAATATTCAGCAACAAAAATGTCATTTGCAGATAATAAACCAAATTTTGGTAAAGTAATAGATGTTTATATAAAGACAATAGGTAAGTCTCATCCAGAATATTTAGTAAATTTTAATTATTTTGATAAATTAATGAGTGAATATGGATTTTCAAAAATTGTTATAAAACCATTTGAAGATTTTCATATTGAATTAATTGAAAAAAAGAATTTATTAGATTTATCACCAAAAGAATTAGAAAAAGATATTGATAATGCACAAAAAATGTCAGTTGAAGAAAAGAATTTTAGTTTTTTAAGTTCAGGATTTATTTATAAAAAAGAAAGTAATTCATCAGATCAATTATTAAAAAAACTTATTTTACTTATTGAGAAAAAAGATAAAATTAAAAATAAAGATGGTGATATTACTGCATATAAGATGAATGAGGAGTCTTCTCAATTAATTGCAGAAGAATAATAATTTTTGAATATAAAAATAATTCTTTTAATAATATTTATTAAAAAAATTTTAATTTAAAATATTAAAATATAAAAATATAAAATGCAGAATCTATGTAAAAAACGTATTCTAAATGAAATAAAATATATTGAAAAAAATCTACCATCTTATGTAATACATGAATTAAATAATATCAATAAAATATATATAGAAATTATAACACCTAATAATAATAAATTAATTTTTGAATTATCAAATAATTATCCTTTCAAACCACCAATATTATTATGTAATGGAAATAACTATCAATATTTAATTAAAAAAATGCCATTTAGAGTAAAATATTTATATAATAATCCAAATGAAATGTATTATAATGAAAATAATAAATTTATGAATTTTAATAATTCATCATGTTTATGTTGTAGTAGTTTATTATGCTATGATAATTGGTCACCAGTATGCACACTTTATAATATATTAGAAGAACTTAATAGACATAATATACTTAAAAATCAAATAATGAATAAATTAATATTAAAAAATATTTTTGATAATTTTAATTTACCACTTGAACTTATTATGGTTATTTATAAATTTTTACATTCTTCTGAAAAATAGTTGATATAGTAAAATTATAATTATATAATAAAAATCAATTTATAAAATAAAAATCAATGTATAAAATATAATTTTAATCTAAAATAAATAATTAACTTAAAAAGATTTTTAGAATAAAAATTATGAATTTCTATTTAGAAATAGATAATAATAATGAAATTAATTCTAAAATTGAAAATAAAATTGATATAATATCAATTAATAAGGATAAAAATTTATTATTTAAAAAATATTATAAAATAGTTAGTAATAGTAAAGAAAAAATAGATAATTTAGAAAATTCCGATAATTGGGATAAAATGAAAAAAATAGGAAATCCATATGAATTAATATATACAACATATAATAAAAAAAAGAAAAACGATAGTATATCATTATATATACCAATTAGTAGGTCATATTTTAAAATGTGGGAAATATTTCATAATTTTGAAATTTTTAAATATTTTAATGTAAATGATAATTTTGTATTTTCTCATTTAGCAGAGGGACCTGGAGGTTTTATGGAAGCATCTTATAATTATAAAAATTATTTAAATAATAAAAAAGGATGTAATGATATTTTTTATGGTATAACATTAAAACCAACAAATGATTATATACCTGATTGGAATAAAATAAAAAAAATATTTAATAATAAAGATAATATAAAAATAGAATATGGGAATTTATATTATATAAATGATGTAAATAATTATATAAGTAAATTTAATGAAAAAAAAGCTAATTTAGTAACAGCTGATGGAGGATTTGACTATTCAAGTAATTTTAACGGTCAAGAAATAAATTCTTGTCAAATTATATATTCAGAATGTGTTATTGCATTACATATTTTAAAAGAAAAAGGATGTTTTGTTTGTAAATTATTTGATTTATTTAGTATAAATATGGTACAAATATTATATATTATTTCATGTTGTTTTAAAAAAGTATTTATATATAAACCTGAAACAAGTAGACCTGCTAATTCTGAAAAATATTTAGTATGTTTATATTATAAAAATAATTTATCTAAAATATCAAAAAAAAATTTATTAAATATTATTGAAAAATGGCAAAATATAACTCCATCTTTAGATAAAGATTATTCAATTATTTTTAATAATATTAAAGTTGATAATAACTTTATACTAAAATTAAATGAATATAATGAAAAATACATGGATACTCAAATGTTTTATTTAAATAATACTATTGAATTAGCACAAAGTAAGATTGAAAAAGAAAATTATTATAAAATAATACAAAAACAAGTTAATAATGCTATTGAATGGTGTAATAAATATAATGTGGAAATTAATAAGAATAGTATATATTATAAAAAAAATATAATTTAATACTTTTTAATTAAAGATTTTTATAATATATATATGAGTTCTCAAATTGGATATACTAAATTTAATAATTTAAGTAAAAATCTTCAAAAAAATTATAAAGTAAGTGAATATAAACTTATTATGAGAAAGAACTTTATCGAGTGGAGAATATATTTATAAACAAATTATAAATATATTCTTTTAAATTAATATCTTATCAATTAAAAATTTATTTTATATATAAATTAAATATTTAAATTCTC